GACTTACTAAGATGGCTTCGTGATGGATACGATTTCTAGGGTTTACAAAACCAAATACAAACTTCCTAAGTTACACCCAGCTCAGCTTGAAGTAGCTAAATCAAAAGCAAGATTCAGAATCTTAGTTGCTGGTCGTAGATTTGGTAAGACAAGATTAGGTACATTGCTTTGTTTAGCAAAAGCTATGGAAGGTAAGAATGCTTGGTGGGTTGCTCCAACTTACGCAATGGCACTTGAAGGTTGGAAGACTGTAAGAGATTTAGCTGGTAAGTATGGCATGGAAGTAAAGGAATCAGAGAAGACTGTATATACCAAAGCTGGTGGATTCGTAACAGTAAGAACAGCAGATAATCCAGATAGACTTCGAGGTGCTGGTTTGGACTTTATTGTATTAGATGAGTGTGCATTCATAAAAGAACAGACTTGGAAGGAAGTACTGAGACCAACACTTACTGAGCGTAAGGGTGGTTGCTTATTTATCTCAACACCAAAAGGAATACAGAACTGGTTCAAAAGATTATATGATGAAGCAGAGAACAATCCAGATTGGGAGAGATGGCAGTTCTCAAGCTATGACAATCCAATGATTGATAGAGAAGAACTTGCAATAGCAAAGAGAGAGATTGGTTCATTCTTATTTAGTCAAGAGTATGAAGCTCAGTTTGTTGAGCAATCTGGTGGTCTAATCAAATCAGAATGGTTCAGATATTACACCAAAGAGACATTGACTGAGTTCAATGAAGAAGATAACTACCAAGATTATGTTTACTTGCAAACACAAGACAATGCAGTAAGGCAAGAAGATTTAAAGATTTATACAACAGTGGACTTAGCAACAAGTACAAAAGAGTCTGCTGACTATACAGTTGTAACAACAATCGGAGTAGATAAGGATAATAATATTTATGTTCTTGATTTGATTCGCAAGAGAATAGAAGCTCCAGATATCGTTAAACTCTTAGAGCAAGTTTATGAGAAGTGGAATCCAGTATCAATTGGAGTAGAATCAGCTGGATTTCAATTAGCATTAATTCAAATCATAAGAAGACAAACTACTTTGCCAATAGTAAAGTTAAAGGCAGATAAGGATAAGTTAAGTAGGGCTTTACCATTATCAGCAAAAATGGAAGCTGGTATGGTATTCTTCCCTAATGATGCTTTGTGGTATTCTGATTTGGAAAAAGAATTGTTAGTATTCCCAAGCGGAGACCATGATGACCAAGTGGACAGTCTTGCTTATGGAATATTGCAGGTTGCAAAGAAGAAGACAATAACAGCTTATTGAGGAGAAGATGGCAGAACGAAGGAGCTTCAGAGATTTAGTTTTTGGACAAAGAAGGTTCAGAGACAACACAACTGGAATTAAAAGAACAACTGGATTCAATTTTTTTAGAGATGACCCTAATGACTTAGTTTATGGAAACTCATCATATATCTTAGGGTGGAACTCTTCTGCTGGAGATTTTGATTTAAGTGGATTAGGTAATGGGCAATCTAATTCAGCTGTTACTGCTTGTCTTCAAGTATTAGGTGTATCGTTCTCAGAAGCAACGCTTCAAGTTACCTTCCAAGATGATGAAGGACAAACTCAGATGATACCTAACCACCCATTCTCTACATTGATGAGAAGACCAAATCCTTATATGTCTGGAGATGTAGTTCAACAATACATAATCAATGCAATGCATGTCTCTGGAGATGCTTACCTTATGAAGCAAAAGAATAATGTAGGAGAAGTTGTCGCACTATATCCACTGATGCCAGAACAAGTCATGGCTAAAGGTAACAAAACAGATTTAATAACTCACTATGAATATCAACTTGATAATGGAACTGTTGTCATAAAGAATACAGATATGGTTCACTTCAGACTTGGACTTGACCCTAAGAACCATAAAAAAGGTTACTCTCCACTAAAAACAGTTCTAAGAGAGATTTATGGAGATGAGTCTGCTGGTCAGATGGCAACAGCTCTACTTGCTAACTCTGGTGTACCATCAATGCTTATCACTCCAAAAGATGATTATGGTTTAACTGAACAAGAAGCAGAGCAGATATCAAGAACATATCAACAGAAGGTTGGTGGCAAGAATAAAGGTAAGCCATTAATTCTATCTGGTTCTATGAATGTAGAACGATTGTCATTCTCTCCAAAAGATTTAGACATAGGAGCTCTTAGAAGGATTCCAGAAGAGAGAGTATCAGCAGTTCTTGGAGTACCAGCAATCTTAGCTGGACTTGGAGCTGGGCTTGAGAGAGCAACATACAATAATACTTCTGAACTTAGAGAGTTCTTTACTGAGCAGAAGTTAATACCTTTATGGAGAATGGTTGCAGAAGAATTGACACAACAAGTATTACTTCCAGACTATAACTCTAATCAATCTGTATCTGCTGAATATGATTTCTCAGCTGTAAGAGCTTTGCAGGGAGATGAAAAAGAGATGTTTGAAAAACTTAATGTTGGAGTGCAGGGTGGTTGGATAACAGTTGCTGAAGCAAGAAAACAAGTAGGACTTCCAACGAATGAATCACAAGATGTATATTTACTAAGCAACTCAGTTATACCTACTCCAGCTGATATGGAGCAATCAGAGCCAGCTCAAGTAGAAGAACCAGAAGCTCCAGAATCAGAAGAAGTTGTTACAGAAGATATGGAAGAGAATCAAGAGAAGGGCATTAAAAGATTTGAAGACAAAGTTGTTAGAAGAATAGATAATCAGTTTTGCGTGATTGCCGAAGAGTCTGGTAGGAATATGGGTTGCTATCCTACTAGAGAACTAGCAGAAGCTAGATTAGAACAGATATCCAGATTCAGTGATAACCCAAAAGCAATGGTAGGTGTAGATGAATTTACAACTATTGAAGAAGCACAAGAGAGAGCTGAAGAGATTGGTTGCAGTGGAACTCATCAACATGATAAAGATGGGAATGTAATCTATATGCCATGTTCTACCCACGCAGAATACGAACAAAGATTATCTGAATATAATGGCTCAGATTAGTGATTTATCTGTTGGAGATGCAGTAAGCTGGTCAATTCCAAAACCACCGCAAGAAGATAGCATTGCACATGGAATTATCAAAAGTCTTAACTCTGAAGATGAAACTGCTACGATTCGAGTATGGGCAATTTTAGAGAATGGAGACCATGAAGAAACTGATAGAGATGTTGAAATTGAAGTGGGAAGACTTCGTAAAATATCTAATTTCACTAATGAAGAAGATAAGCAAGTTTCTGCAAGAGTTGAGCGAGTACTTCGAGACAAAGTAGAAGAGCACAACGCAGACAATCCAAGATATAGAGCTACCTTTAGAATGCTTGAAGCAGTATTCAGAAGAGGTATCGGAGCATACAGAACTAATCCAGCATCAGTGCGTGGTAATGTTCGTTCAGCTGACCAATGGGCTTATGCTAGAGTAAATGCATTCTTAAGAGCATTGAGAACTGGTAAGTTCCCTAGAAGTGCATTCGATACAGATTTACTTCCAAGTAACCACCCACTAAGTTCTAAATCTTATGAAGGTAAAGAAGTTGGTACAGTTCCACAATTCATAAGAGAAAATGCACGAAGAGGATTAGAGAACCTAGAGTTTGCTGGTTCTGGTCTTACAGATAAAACTAAAAGAGAAGCTAGAGCAATGGCTAATGGAGAGATATCAGAAAATAAAGCTATCCGCATGAATGCATGGTTCTTAAGGCACATCTCAGACTTGGACTCAGCAAGAGCTAATGAATATCTTCGTGGGGAAACCGATAAAATGACCGCTGGACAAGTAGCTTGGCTTCTCTGGGGCGGAGACTTAGGTAAGTCAAATAGAATGAGAGCTCAGAAGTGGGCAGAGAGACAAGTCAATCGTATTAGGAATGAGAAGAACTTTGAATCTGCTGTTGAGCTTATCAGAAGAAAAAAGATGCTTAGAGATGGAGAATGGGAAGTAAGGTTAAACAGATTTAGAACTAAACAATCAAGAAGCAGAGTGTATGAAGAATATGATAAGTTACTTGGAGATTGGGATTTTGAATTAGCAAGACAATATTATGGATTACTTGATGCTCAGAGAAAATCAGTAAACAAAGTCTTGGCAGAGAATCCACCAACAATCGCTGGTATTGAACTCTTAGTTAATAATGCAATAGACAATACAACTAATCAATGGAAGGAAGACTTAGTACCAGTCTATGAATCAATGACATTGGACTTTGCATTCTTACAAACTAACTTCTTACTACCAGATGAAAAAGATAATGCAGTGTTTACACCATCAGAACAAGAGAGAATAACAAGAGCAAGAAGAAGAAGACCCCGCAAAGAAATCATTGAAGAAGGTTTATATCCTAGAAGAAGGGGTGGAGCAAGACTTCCAATCAATAGACAATCCTTTAATAAAGAATCAAGTAAGTTTATACAAAATAGATTAGATACTTTCCTACCAGATATGTCTAAGACTGCTAAAACAAATCTCAACAGAGCACTTAGAAAATCTTTTGATGAAGCAACTGAGTTAGGTCTTACTGGTCGTAAGTTTGAAAATTATATGCGTAAAGAAATTTCTAAAGTCATTGGAAAGAAAAATCTAGGTAGAGCTATGAATATAGCTAGAACAGAAGGTTCTGCACTATCAAACTTTGCAATGAATGAATCTGCAACAGCAACAGGATTATCTTTAAGTAAAGAGTGGCTTACGCAAAGAGATGGTAGAGTAAGGGATAGTCATTTATTTGCAGATGGACTAGAAGTAGGAATGAACGAAGCATTCGTTATCTCTGGATATAAATTGAGATACCCAGCAGATAGTGGACTCGGTGCTCCAGCTGGTCTAGTATGTAATTGTAGATGTACATTGATTTATCATGAGAAGAGGATATAAGAATGGATAGAGAAAAATTTGAGTCTAAGACTATAGACTTAAAAACAGTTAATGAAGTAGAAGGTAAAGTTGAAGCAGTTTTTTCTGTATTCAATGAAATAGATTCTGATGGAGATGTAGTTCTTCCTAACTCAATAAAATCTGGTTATGGAGAAAATGGTGTAGCAATGGTCTGGGCTCACGACTGGAAAAAACCAATAGGTCGTGGCGAGATAGTATCTGATGGAGACAAAGCTACATTTAAAGGTCAATTTATTATGGACACCCAAGAAGGCAGAGATGCTTATGCAACAGTCAAAGCTATGGGAGATTTACAACAATGGTCTTTTGGATATGAAGTATTAGATTCTGAAAATGGTTCATTTCAAAAAGATGGTAAATCACAGAATGCTCGTTACTTAAAAGAATTAAAAGTCTGGGAAGTAAGCCCAGTGCTAGTAGGAGCAAATCAAAATACATATACAGTAGGTGTTAAAGAAAAATCAGATGAGAAGTCTGGTTTGACATTAGCAGATGAGTCAGATGAGTTACTAACTAATTTGTCTGCTCTTCTTACGAGATTCAAAGAGCTAACAGCTTTGAGACTCAAAAAAGAAAAAACATTGTCGGATAATTCAACGAATATTCTGATTAATCTACAAGATGCTCTTCAAGAAGCATATCAAGATTTAAATACTTATTTAGATGTTGGTGCTCCAGAAGAACTCAAAGATGAAGAAGAATCACTTGATGCAACGACATTATTGTTGGAAACAAATAGGGTTTTAGCCGAGAGCTATGACCCAGAAATATAGGAGATACTTATAATGAGCAACTTAAACGAGCTTAAAAAAGAACTCCACGAACTCAGAGAAAACACTCTAAACGAATTCAAAGGATTTGATTCAACTGATTTCGATTCTGAGAAAAAAGAAGAGTGGGCTAAGAGAAATGAGAAAATGGCAGAATTGGTCGCTAAGGTCAAAGAAGCCACAAAGATTGAGAA